CGGAAAGTGCGCCGATGCGCGATGCGCTGTGGGACTGGTTCCGCGCGGACCTGACGACGCGGCTCACGCCGGGCGGCAAGATCGTGCTGGCGATGACGCGCTGGCACGAGGATGATCTGGCCGGCCGCATCCTGGCGAGCGGCGATGACTGGCAGGTGCTGCGGATGCCCGCGCTCGCCGAAGCCGGCGACCCCGACCGCGCCGAGGGCGAGCCGCTGTGGCCGGAATGGGAAAGTGCCAAGGCGCTGGAGCGGCGGCGGCTGGTGGTCGGCGCACGCTCCTGGGCGGCAATGTATCAGCAGGCGCCGCGCTCGGACGTGGAGGCGCTGTTCCAGACCGGGCGGATCGGCGTGCTCGATGCCGAGCCGCAATGCCGCCGCATCGTGCGCGCCTGGGATCTGGCGGCGACCGCGCCGGGCGAGGGGCGGGACCCCGATTGGACGGTCGGCGTCAAGCTCGGCCGCACCGAGACGGACGGACTGGTCGTGCTGGATGTCTGCCGGTTTCGCGCGGGGCCGACCGAGGTCGCCGAGATGATCGTGCAGACCGCGAAACTGGATGGCCGCGGCGTGACGGTCGGGCTGCCGCAGGACCCCGGCCAGGCCGGCAAGCAGCAGGTGGCGTGGCTGACCGGGCTGCTGGCCGGCTACCGCGTGCAGGCGAGCCCGGAGAGCGGGGCGAAACTGACGCGCGCGGCGCCGGTGGCGGCGCAGGTGGAGGCCGGGCGTATGGCGATCGTGCGCGCCGCCTGGAACCGCGCGTTTCTGGACGAGCTGCGGGAGTTTCCAGGCGGGCGCAAGGACGATCAGGTGGACGCCCTGGCGCGCGGGGCCGCGATGTTCGTCACCCCAACGGCGCGACGGCTGCAGGTTGCGTTTCTGGGGCGGTGAGCGAGTGGGAAGATCAGGGCCGGCAACGACCGGCATGATCTCTTGAGCCAGCGCTGATATCTCACCGACAGCGCCGCGCGGATCAATCGCGATCCTCAGTGCCTGCTCGCGAATTCCTTGGCTCGGAGGCTGCTCTGCCGGCGCAGGCCGCCCGCTTCGATACTGATAGCAAGACCTAGCCCCGATCCGCCAAGGCCACACCACCATCGTCGCGTCGCCGCGCCGAGGAAGGACACGCATGTTCGATACGATCAGCGGGCTGATCCCGAGCGATCCGGCGTTCCCGGAGCGCACGCGGCGCCTCGACATCCTCACGCGCGTGCTGGAAGGGCGAATTTACGACGCGCTGCCCTACGAATTCCATGAGGAGCGCGGCCTCGGCGGCGAGTATATTCCGCTGCGCCGGCGCCGGCCTTCGGTGCGCTATCCGCTCGCAAAGATCGTGGTCGATGACAGTCTTTCGCTGGTGTTCGGCGAGGGGCACTTCCCGACGATCGAGTGCAATGATGCGCGAACCCGCGCCGTGCTGGGTGACATCGCGCGTGAAGGCGGGCTGAACCAGGCGATGCTGGAGGCGGCGCTGCGCGGCTCGGTCGGCAGTGTCGCGGTGCTCCTGCGTGTGCTCGGCGGTCGCGTGTTCTTCAAGGTGTTGCCGAGCCTTTATCTGATGCCGGTGTGGCGCCCCGACGCCCCGGACCAGCTCGCCAAGGTCACGCAGACCTACAAGGTGCCCGGCACGATGCTGGTGGCGCAGGGCTACGACATCGAGGACCCGCTGGCCGAATTCTGGTTCCAGCAGAGCTGGGACGACGCGTCGGAGACGTGGTTCGTGCCGAGCAAGGTGACGGACGGGCTGCCGAGCGAGATCGATGAGCTGCGCAGCGTGCAGCACGGGCTGGGCTTCGTGCCGATCGTCTGGATCAAGAATCTGCCTGGCGGCGACGACATCGACGGCGCCTGCACCTTTCGTGCAGCGGTGGAAACCTCGATCGAGATCGACTATCAGTTGTCGCAGGCCGGGCGCGGCCTGAAATACTCGTCGGACCCGACCCTGCTGATCCGCGAACCCGCGAGCATGGATAATGAGATCGTGCGCGGCGCCGGCAACGCGCTGGTCGTCACCGAGAAAGGTGATGCGAAACTGCTGGAGATCGGCGGCACGGCGGCGAACGCGGTGATCGACTATGTGCGCTTCCTGCGAGAGCTGGCGCTGGAGGGCGTGCACGGCAACCGTGCGAGCGCCGACCGGCTGAGCGCCCCGCAAAGCGGCCGCGCGCTGGAACTGATGAACCAGGGCTTGATATGGCTGGCCGACAATCTGCGTGTCAGTTACGGCGGTGCGTTGCTGCAACTGGCGCAGATGATCGTGCGCGCGTCGGCCTTGTATCCGCTGCAGGTGCGCGGCGAGGCGACGGACCCGCTGGACGCGACGGCGGCATTGAGCCTGCGCTGGCCGCGCTGGTATCCGCCCGATGCGCCGGACCGGATGAGCGATGCGACGACACTGACGACGCTGGTGCAGGGCGGACTGCTGAGCCGTGAGACCGCCGTGAAGTCGATCTCCGACGTGTACGACATCGACGATCTGCCGGCGGAACTCGCCCGCATCGACGCCGAACAAGCAACCGAGATGAAGGCAAGCGCATGACCGAGACGACGAGCGAACCGGCCGCAACGGAAGACATCGAGGCCCGCACGGCCGAACTAGAGCGCAAGCTCGCGGAGACCGAGGCGACGGCGCACGCGCGGATCGTTCGCGCCGAGCTGAAGGCGGAAGCCCTCCGCGCCGGCATGGTCGATCTGGACGGCCTGAAGCTGATCGACACCGCCAAGCTGAAGCTGGACGAGAACGGCGAGGTGCAAGGTGCCGGCAACGTCATGCGGGAGCTGCGGCGCAACAAGCCGTGGCTGTTCGGCGGCGCCTCCAGCTCCTCTACCGCCGGCGCACCGCCGGCGCAGCCGCCGAAGGCCAAATCCGCCACCGAGATGAATTTCGACGAATGGCAGAAGGCACGCGCCGAGTTGCTGAAGCGTCGCTGACTGGCTGCGGCTGATCCCGAAGACCTGGACGAACATAGCCCGCCTCGCTTGAGCGAGCGGGGCGGGTTCGCGCGGGCATGTTCCACATCTCTGCACAACGAGGACCAAGATGGGCATTCAGAACTTCCCGCTGGCGCTGCAGCCGATCATCCAACAGGGCTTTCTGGAACGCGAGTTCCAGCAGGCGCTGAACAGCCGACTCGGCTACCGCGCGGTCGCCGATCGAGAGGAATTCGCCGTCGGCATCGGTGAAACGCTGACCAAGACACGTGCCGGGCTGAAGCCATCGATCACGACGCCGCTGGTCCCGTCGACCAACACCAATCTCGACAATGGGCTCACTCCGGCGAGCTTCACGGTTGAGCAATATACGATGACGCTGAATTTTTACGCGGCAACCGCCGATCTGAACATGGTGACCAGCCGTGTCGGCATTGCCAGCCAGTTCCTGCTGAATGCCGCGATCAACGGCGAGCAGGCGGCGCGCAGCCTTGACGAACTCGCGCGCAATGCGCTGTTCCCTGCCTATTTCTCCGGCAATACGCGCGTGACCGCGACGCTTGCCACACCCGCGCCGACCATCTCGGTCGATGACATCAGGGGCTTCACGCAAGTATGGGTCAATGGCGTGCCGGCCCCGGTCAGCCCCACAAACATGATGACCGTCGCGATCGGCAGCGGTGAATATCACTTGATCAGTTCGACGGCCGACGCAACCAGCACATCCGGTGCACCCGGCGGGATTTCCGGCACGCTGACGTTTGTGGAATCTGTATCGGTCGCAGACGGAACACTGAACAACAGCGTCATCGCCTCGACCGCGAGCACGATCGTCCGCCCGAATGGCCGCACGAATACGGCCCAGATCCAGCCGACCGACATTCTGGACATGGCAACGCTGCTGAACGCGGTCGCGACGCTGCGGCTGAATGCGGTGCCGGAGATCGATGGCGCTTACAATTGCTACCTCGACCCGGTCAGTGCACGACAATTGTTCGGCGACCAGGCGTTCCGGCAATTGTTCACCGGCGCCACCAGTGCGAACCAGGTGTTCAAGCGCGGCGCGGTCAACGATTTCCTCGGCCTGCGATTCGTGCCGACGACCGAGGCCTTTGTTACACCCGGTTCGTCGAGCGCCTATGGCCCGATCCGCCGACCCATCGTCTGCGGCCAAGGCGCGCTGATCGAGGGTGATTTTGCCGGAATGGCGGAATCCGATGTGGCGCCCAAGGATGCGATCATCTCGGTGGTCGATGGTATCGCGATGGTGACACGTGAGCCGATCGACCGGCTGCAGCAGATCATCGCGCAAAGCTGGTACTGGATCGGCGGCTTCACCACGCCATCCGATACCACGACCACGTCTACGACGATCCCGACCGCGACCAACGCCAACTACAAGCGCGCCGTGCTGGTCGAGCACGCGGGCTGATCGGTCGCTTTGCTGCGCGCAGTTTGAACGGAGCTGGCAATGAGCGGTTCGATGGGTCCGACTTCGTTCACCGACGCGCAGAAGACCGACGTGCGTCGCTACTGCGGTTATCCCGCCTACGGCGCCGGCGCCTCCGGCTTTCAGGGATGGCGGTTCTTCCAGGCCTATGGCTTGCTGGAATTCCGCCTGAACAATCTGTCGCCCGCGGAACTCTCCGTGGTGCTGAACTATCTCAGTACGCTTGCGACATTGGAGGCGGCTGTCACCGATGCAGGCACGCGGCTCGACACTGCGGAGGCAGCGGTGTGGACGCGCAACCCCGACGAAGTGCGCGAGCGCGCGGGCTTGTTCGACGACTGGCGCCGACGTCTTTGCGCCTTCCTCGGCCTGCCGCCTGGCCCGGGGCTCAGCGACGGCACGCTTGCATTGGTGGTGTAGGCAATCATGGCACTTGCAGACAACAACGCCGACATCCCCGACCGAATCCGTCGTGGCCTCGGAACGGCCGCGCGGGCCGCGGGTGCGTGGTGCGAACTGTACCGCCCACAATCCATCACTTCGCCGATGAGTTCCGACAATCGGCTGATGCGCCTGCCGGCGATGTTCGCGAACCCCGGCAACTTCCTGGCCCCGGTTGGCTACGGCGACGTGCTGTGGGAAGGCTACTTCGATGCCGGATACTCGCAGGCCGGCGATTATATCAGCGGTCCCGACGGCGTATTCTTCGTCGCCTCGCAATTGCGGCTCGGCCCGGTGCTCTGCGTCAAGACCAATCGATTGCTGAGCTTTTCGCGGCCGGCGGCGCCGGTGGCTGCCGGTGTGAACAGCTATGTCGGTGTGCAACAGCTTACCGCGAGCGCGCTGTTGAGCGATTGGCCAGCGAGCGTGCTTGCGGCCGGCGCAGGTGGACGCGGCGCCTTACCTGCCGACGCCCCCGGCGTGATCGGCGGCGCGGGCGGCTGGTCCGTGCTGCTGCCTGCATCGCCGATCGGAGGGAATGGGGTGACCTTGCGCACCGGCGATCTCGCGACCGACGATCTTGGCCGAACAGGCGTGATCTCCACGGCGGAACTGACCTACCTTGGTTGGCGCTTGCATGTTCGCCAGGCGACGAGCTGATGGCCGACGAATCGGACGTCGAGACGGCTCTGGTCGGGCTGATCGGGGCTGCGCTGTATCCGAACGGGCTTGTGGGCGCGTGCGCCGTCAACGGCGCAGTCTGCCGCATCTATCGCGGCTGGCCGGTTACGGCTGCGCTGGACGCAGACCTCGCGGCTGGCATCACCAACGTCTCGCTGACGACGGTCCCGGGCCAGTCCCGCAACACATCGCGTTGGCCGGATACATGGATTCCGCAGAGCACGATTGCGGCTTCGTTGACGGCATCCGTGATTGGCCAGAGCGTGACATTCGGCGGAACCGGCGGCGCCGGCCAGATTGCGGCTGTCATCGCAGATGCGGCGTGGGCTTCGTGGCGCCTGCAGGCGAGTGACACACCACAAAGCGTGGCAAGCAACCTTGCAACGTCTCTGAGCAATGCCCGACCCGCTACGGCCGTTGGGACGAGCTTGACGGTGCCCGGAGCTGCGCGACTAATCGCGCGCGTCGAGGCGGACCAGCCAAGCCTGCGCCTCGCACGGCGACAGAAGCAGGCGTTTCGCGTCACTGCTTGGTGCGCCGATCCTGCGACGCGCGACAGCGTCGGCAGTGCCCTGGACAGCGCGCTCGCCGGCGTCGACTTTCTTGGTCTTGCCGACGGCACCAGCGGGCGATTGCGCTATATTGCAACCAGCCTGTCGGATCGCTGGGAAGATGCGACGCTGTATCGGCGCGAACTGACCTATACGGTCGATTATTCGACGACCATCGCTGTGGACCTGCCGCGCATGGCAGTGGGCGCACTCAACGCCACACTCGGCGCCGATCCGATTCCCGAGACTCTGCTGAACTGAGAATGAATCATGGCAGCGGCCCGCTGGCAGGTGCCGCGCAAGCAGGAGAGCGAACAGAATGCCGATTGTGCAGCAGGGCAGTATCAACACGACGTCATTGGTCGTGCCCGACCTTTACGTGCAGATCGTGCCGCCGCAGAATTTGTTGCTGAACGGTGTTCCGACGGATGTAGTCGGTATCGTCGGAAGCGCGAGCTGGGGCCCCGTCGGGCAACCCGTGATTGTCGCAACGATGACGGACTATGCCAGCTCCTTCGGTCCGCTGGTGGCGCGGACTTTCGATATGGGAACGCAAGTCGCGACGGCCGTGCAACAGGGCGCGCAGAATTTCCGCTGCGTGCGGGTGACCGACGGAACCGATACTGCCGCCGCGCTGACGCTGCCTGGAACATCCTTCACGTTTACGGCGCTGTACACGGGAAGTCTCGGCAACAACATCGTCGTGACTCTTGGCAGCGGCAGCCAGGCCAATACGTGGCGGCTCACCGTGGCGTTGCCGGGCTTGTTGCCTGAAATCTACGACAATATCGGCGGAAGCGGGGCGGCGTTCTGGCAGGCGTTGGCAAGCGCCGTCAACTCCGGTCAGGGGCCGCAGCGCCGGCCGAGCGGCCTGGTCACGGCGAATGCCAACGCCACGACTGCGACGCCGAGCGCCGGCAGCTTTGCGTTCGCCGGCGGAACACCAGGAACCGATGGTGCGACGGGAGTCACGACAACGACGTTGATCGGCGTGGATATCGCACCTCGCAAGGGCATGTATGCGCTGCGCGGTCAGGGCTGCAGCATCGCCCTGCTCGCCGACGGCACGGATCCGACGCAATGGACCACGCAGGCGCAATTCGGACTATCCGAAGGCATCTACATGATCCTTGCCGGCCCGCCCGGTGACAACATCCCCAATGCCGTCGCGACAAAGCACAATGCAGGGCTCGACAGCTATTCCTGCAAACTAATGTTCGGCGACTGGGTCTGGTGGAACGATCCCGTGAATGCCACACTTCGAGTGGTGAGCCCGCAGGGATTCGTCGCCGGTCGGCTGGCAAATCTGAGTCCTGAGCAAAGCAGCCTGAACAAGCCGCTCTATTCCGTGGTCGGCACGCAGCTCAGCGGAAACCCCGTGTCCGGCACCA